TGCCAATCATCTCTTTTATAATAAATCGCCACAGTTTTATCTTGTGGCAAAGGAACAGATTTGCCCCCAGAAATACTGGGATTAAATGTTGATGTTGGAATTCCAGAAACCATTTCTTTTTCAATTTCTTCTTTTGGATTTTTTAATTTTCTATTTATTATTTCTGGTATTTTAACACCATACCTAAATGCGTTTGGACCAATAAATGGTGCTAATTCTTCTCCATAAACTTCGATAGTATATGGATTATAAATTGTATATGACCAAGGTATTTCATTCTTTGGTGACGGTGCTGGTTTTTCAACAGGAACATCTGCTGCTAAACCTTTCTGAAGATTTTGAACATCTGAATTTTTAAGCTTAGCAGTAGATCTTTTTATAATTACATTACCAGAACGATATAGCATATTAAGTATACGCTCAGTTCTTTCAACACCATTTACTTTTTTAAACCATTCTTTATAAAATTCTTGTATTTTTTCATTTGGATGAACAAGATCAATTCCTTGACATGCAAACTCAGCCATCATATCTATTACATTACGAACAATGCCTATACGCTCATAGGCTTGCATACATGCTAATATGATATCTTTATCAAAAATTGGTATCTGTTCGCCAGGTCTAAAAAAATCATAATCTCGTTTGTCAAAAGACTCTCTTACAGACACATTATTAGTTGAAATATTTTGAAATGAATTTCCAGCAATTGATCTAGTTAATGAGTCTGCATGGTTAGCTTTAGCAAAAGCTTTTTCCTTAGAAGATGGATCATTTTCATCCCAAGTAACAAACATTGGATTATCATTTGACATTGTTTTTTTCCTAATCGGATTACAATCGGATTACTCTATATTGTTATTACACCTTGTAGGAACAACTGTACCATAACCAAGGTTGTGCTTTGTAGCTTTTTTAAACCATTCTGGACCAATATACATGTCTTGATTGGTATTTTTTGATGAAGCAACTTCTCTTGCAAAACCACCAGTTTGAATATACTCATCTTGAACTTCAATCCTTTGAAATGTTCTGGCAACCATATTTGCCATAAGTAGTGCAGAATATCTATCTTTTCTAGTTCTTGACTTCTTTCCGTCTGGATCTCTACTCTCAGGTGTATCCCATCTATCTCTTCCAGATGGTGTATGTATATGAACAATACTTGCAAGTTCGTCTTTTAATTCTTCAATATCCATGACGCAATCTTCTAGAGTGTCGTACAAGTTTGTATTTTCTTTAACTCTTCCTGTTGCCATATCTTCTTCTTGTGCCAAAGATAATGATATAGGATCAAAATATGGAAAAAGAAGTGTTCTGTCTTCCATATCTTTTCTTAAGCCATGATTTGCTTCTACTACCCAGTTTGGATCAGCAAAATTAATCATAGATAAAATATGATCTCCGCTTTTATCATCGCTATCTTTTCGTTTGTCTGGATCTATAACTCTATAGATTGCTTTTTCAGATTCTTGAAGTCTGTTTGTATCTTGCAATCCTTCCTCAATAGCCACTCCACCACCCTGACTATCTAATGCTATACGAACCATATTCGGAAAACATTTTGATAAATTTCTTATTTTTCTACAACAATATCCATAAAAATCTTTTTCATTAACAATTCCATTTTTCATTTTTTCTTTAAAAGCAGATCTATTAGTTGTCCAACAATAAACTATTCTTCTATGGTCTGGATGAAGTGCTAAAACTATAACTGCAAAATTATCTCTTTCTGAAGCTGGATCAATCGCCATTACATGTTGAACAGCAGCATCCCCAAGCAATGAGGCATGGAAAACAACTTCACCGCTTTGTAATACAACTGGCATTTCCGGTTTTCCAACAACGCAAGATTCAATAAGACTACGCTTAAAAAATCCATCAGAATCTGTGGCAAATGTAGCACCATATTCAATTAGATAATTAGCTTTTGTGCTATTGATTTTTGCAGAAGTAATCTGCTTTGCATCCATAAATCCACTAGGCAATATTTCTACTGGCAATCTTATGACTGAATAATCTCTCCAGTCAAATCCTTCTGGTACTGGTCCTTGGAATATTTCCTCAAGGGCTTTTCTATCTCCATTACTATCAATTATTCTTTTATAGTTAAACCATGTTTTATAAAAATGATTGAATGAATAGTAAGCAGTACCAGCAACTATATTTTGATTGCTTCTTAGTATTTTACTTTCTTGTGCTTCATCTGCCTCAGTCCAAAGCCCAAGTCTTTTCATCAATCTTATTTTTGCTTCACGATGAACTTTTTCGCTTGGGTTTGATGACACACTAGAAAAACCACGAACAACATTCTGATATATATCTTCTCTGATTGATGCAAACTCATCGCATATTGTATAGTTTGCTCTTTGACCTCTAATCTTTTCTCCTGTTCCTAACGGCAATGCCATTGCAACACTATCTCCAACAATCATTTCACATCTGTCTATATCTCGTCTTGGTCCTTGATCTCTATTATTTCTACCTTTGCCAACACCACATATATCTCTATAAATAACTCCATTTGCCCACAAACCTTCCATATATTCAAATATAACTTTACTCTGCCTAAATACTTTACCTATGATTGCAATCTTGCATCCCTGTGTAAACAAAAGTCTCAACATGGAATATAGAGCAAGGATATAACTCTTTCCTGCTCCACGACCAGCAATAATCATCGGAAATGGTCTTTTCCAAAGTTCTTTCAAAATGATATGCTGAAAAGGAAATATATCTATGCCAAACAACAGCTTACATGTAAATGGAAAGTAGTCTGGATTTCTCATTATCTTTAAAAGATATATGTCCATTCTTTCCAAGTCTTGTTTAGATATATTTTTTAATGGGTGTATTGTATTTAATGGTATATCAACTATTCGTTGAATATCTCTTATGTCCGTAGATGGATTAACAGCCAACATTTCTTCTTCTGAAAGCATCCAAGCTTTATCAATTATCTGCTTTAACTTCTCTTGGTCTTTCATTTTCAATTACTCTTTTAAATATGGAAGATGCTACTGTTTGCCCATGATTTTCTGCAAAGATAATTTTAACTTTATATTTAATCTCTATTTCCATTAATCTTTTTAATAAAAAGAATGGATTTAATTTAACACTTTTAATTTTGTATGATGGTATTCCAGATCCTTTAGGGTATTTAATTAAATCATCCATAGAAAATTCTAGTATCATAAATGAATACTTGAAAGACTCCATTCTTTCTAATTCTCTTTCAAATCTATCCTCTACCAAATTATTTGCCAATTCTGCTACTGAACCTTTTCTTTCAATAGTAAGTAAATGCTCATATCCTTCTATTGAATAGTCACCTGTTTTTAAAGCATCTGGTATTGTTCCCTCACATGCTTTACTAGGCATAAATGTCCAGCCATTTTGTTCTCTTGTGTCTCTTATGACCTTATACTTTATATCCATTGATATCGCTTTCGACCATCTCTTTTACAAGAAGATCAAAATTATAGTGAGGCTTCCATTTAAGTAGCTGCTTTGCTTTTGATGATACTCCACGGAGAGCGTCAACCTCAAATGGTCTTTTTAGAGATCTGTTCAATACAACATGTTTATTCCAATTTCCAAGTCCAGCAATTTTAAAAGACTTATCAAGAAAATCTTCAACAGAATAAGTTTCTCCAGTAGATATAACAAAATCATCTGGATCATCTAAAGACAACATCAATATCATTGCTTCAACATAATCTTTTGCATGACCCCAATCACGCAGAGAATCTATATTACCAAGCTGTAATTTTTCTTTAGATAATTTATTGATGTGTTTACCTATCCAAGAAGTTATTTTCCTAGTTACAAACAGTTCCCCCCTCCTTGGAGATTCATGATTAAAAAGTATTCCCGAACATGCAAACAAGCCATAAGATTGTCGGTAGATTTTTACCAAATTGTGAGATGCTAATTTTGCCACTCCATAAGGAGAGTTTGGAATCATTAAAGTTTCTTCGTCTTGAAAACATTTTAAGTCAATAAAATCTTCTCTGCTAATAGCAGTTTTAGATTCAATTCTGCTTTCATCTATATGACTATAATAAGAAAAGCACGATCCGTACATTTCGCTTGTTGACGCTTGATAAAGCCTTGAAGATTTTGAAAAATTCAAAATCCCTTCCAAGACATTGAGCGTTCCCTTAAGGTCCACATCTACAGTATAGTGGGGTTGAGTAAAAGAATCTCCCACATGACTCTGTGCTGCTAGATTGTATATTTCTGCTGGATGATTTTTATCTATTGTGTTAAATACAAAAGATTGGTCGCATATATCGCCCTTGAGAAAATTAAACCTCTTGTGGCCCAAGCAGCTTCGCAATCTCTCAGTATTATCTACTGAAGATCTTCTTCCTACGGCTAGTACCTCATAGCCTTTCTTCAAAAGACTTTCGCAGAGATAGGAGCCATCCTGTCCAGTAGCACCAAATACTAATGCTCTCTTAATCATTTTCTTTTTCCTTTGGAATTAAAACTGGCATGTCCTGACTGCCATCTTCAAATGTATGTGGACTAGTTAATTTTTTTTCTTCTCTAGCTGTAGCCATCCGCATGGTTTCCATAGTACCCCCAACGAGTTCCCTCTCATCTTCATTTTGTAGTCTTTTAATAATAGCTAGGTATGTCTCTTTAGATGACTCAATTCTAGTTACTCTCTGATCTCTAGTGGCTTTTAAATCTTTAAGCAAAGCTTGATGTTTCTCTTCGAGTTTAATAAACTCTGTTGATCTTGCCTGTTCAGAAGCTTTAGCTGCTTGTATTTGTGTCTCTATATTAAGTATATAAGTACGGTCTGCATCTCCCATATCTTCGGGCGAAGCAAATCTAGATAGATACTCTTCTTGCATTCTTATTAGTCTGGCTATTTCCTTTCCTGCATTACGCTTTGACTTTGCATTCCTGTGCATCATGATTTCAAATTTAATCACAAGAAAAATCTGTGTCTCTTCAGTAACCAAAACATCTTCTCTGAATTGAGCCATATACTTTACATACTGCTCTTCAAAATATTCCAACTCGTCCTCATCCATCTCCTGCTTGAGTTGCCTCCAAGCTTTACTGCTCTTTAAACTTTTATGAGTTTCATTTGTAATAGTATCTACAAACTCTTTTATAAGTACAATAGGCTTGAGCAGGAAAGAACTCATGTCCTCTAGAGATTGAGTTTCATGGTGCTTAGTTATATAATCACGATCAGAGTTATTCAGCCTTTTTCCTGCCATCTAATATCTCCTTGATTGCTTGCTCGACTTTTTTCTTTTTTATTTTTGGCACAGACTCGCCAGACTTCATTCTTAAA